CTTATTAAATGCTTTTGTTATCTTTTCTTTACGCATAATCCTTTCTTTTTCTTTTTTATCAAGCGTATTCTGATAACCTTTTGGTGCTTTAAGACTAAAATCTAGTTTTTTAGGTTCGTTCTTCATGCGTTATCCTCTACATATTTAGCATAAGCATCTTCAAGAGTCTTTTTACGATTACCTGTAGCCTCTTTTCGTTGCACAGATAATGCAATCGCTAGAGCCTGTTTTTTATTTTTGCCAGACTCCATTTCTTTTTTGTAGTTTTCGCCTACAGCTTTAGAACTAGATGATTTTATAAGTGGCATATTAACCTTTAAACTTTAATAAGTAAATTGTCGTGTCGATTTCTTGTGAAATGTTATCAATTAATTGCACAATTTCAGAGTCTTTAGGTAAATCATCTCTTGCATCTTTTACAAACTTCTGTAATGACTGTAGGTAACCTAAAGGTTCACCTCTAGGTTGATGATAAGTATCAGGGAATTTAGTTATCTGTCCGTAGCATCCAAAGTATGCCTCAGCCAACTGGTCAGTTAATTCAACAATGTTTTCGTAGAATTTTCCAAGTGTTTTGTGTGTTGCGTACGATTTTGTAGTCCAATGCTGGAGGTGAGTATTAGTCCCTGAATGTAGCAAAGTAACTAAGAAAAGTGCCATTTGTTCCATAAATACCCCCCTTTTTACTATTTTAACTCAATTTTTATCAATCCACAAATATCTTTATGTATTTCTATTGTTATTTTTGTAAAGCACCTATCATCAATCTCAAGAGCACAACACATACCATCTAACCCTGATTTAATGCTTGCTAACATATTATCCAAGTCCATCCATCGTCTGTTTGGTTTGTAAAAGACAATACTTAGCTCTGAGTAATCACCTTTTGGTATATTAGCCTCTTTTGTAGACCAATAGCAAATATCTTTGTAAATAGCCTTTTTCTTAGCTTTTTCGTAATAATGACAACTACTATTGGGATTCAATTCTCGGGGATACCAAGGGAAGACTAAACTCATTTTTGCCTCGCAAAGTTACCATGATATTTAATTCTTGCTTGAATTACTGCATTTTCAGCTAATTTTATATCTGTATACTCACCTAAAAATATACATTTTTGATGCACTTTTATTTGTGATCTCCATTTTTTTGTTTTTTTAGCCCAACTTACACCTTTAATCCCAGATGTGTTAGTTTTTGGCATGGGAGAATTGCATTGATTTTGTGAAGTTGTCGCTTCTCGCAAATTTTCAATTAAATTATTAGTCTTATTGCAATCTATATGATCTATTTCTTTTGGTAAAAACCCATGTTTCATAAAAAATATAATTCGATGCATCAAATACTTTTCATAATTTATACCAACTTCTAAGTAACCTTTTTTATTTACACGACCAACTTGTTTGCCAACTTTGTTTCTGTTGTTAGTTGGTTTTTTCCAATATAAATGTCCATCTTTGTATTCAAAAATTTCATGCAAATATTCTTGGGTTAAATTTGTGTATTTATTTGTCATAATATAGCCAATGTCTTTTCTAATAATTCTTCTTCAGTCGTTTGATACAACTCCTCAAATGCTTTTCTGCCAAGTCCATGCACTCCAGTATTACTACCTCGATGATGGATTGGGCATAAACCTATTACAGGTGCATCTACTCGTTTGCCAGCCCTTCTCAAATGATGGATTTCAGTCGGTGTATCTTCAATCTTTAAGACAAATCGACATAGACTGCAACCTAATCGTGCAATTTTGTCGTAATGTTGTCTCTGTGCTTTAGTCATTAGCTAGTTCTTGTGCAAAATCTTCTAGTTTCTGTGCTTGATCTGTAATATCAACGCTTATCTGATACGCTGCAACATAATCCTGATTATTACAAGCCTCTGAATAGTTCTTAATTAGGTGTTGTAATATTAAAAATGGATGATCAATCATAACATTCCTTTTCTTCGGTTAGCACTAAGTGTTTGAAATATCTCAATAATACGCACTTCATGTTGCCTTTTGTTATCTAATATCTTAAATTGCTTGTATGTCTCTATCCATGCTTTGAGTGCATCATCGTATAAAACGCTGTCTAGGGCTTTTTCTTGCCTCTCTGCTACTGTCCCCTCAGATTGTAAAAATACATGAGCCTTGGCTTGTTTTATGGCTTCCTCAAGGTATTTAACCTGACCTGATAGGTTTGCATGATCTTCGTCTGAAGAAGATAGCATTTTTAGTGCAATTTCTACTCTGTTTTCGTTTAAATTCTCAAGATTCATTTTTTTCCTTAAAATAAAATTGTTTGCGTTGCGACTTTCCCACCTGAGTCATATTTTTTTGAATCTCCTTTAGGATATGGTTCACTTTTGTATAAAAATTTAGATAAGAGAACCTTTTTATCGTTTTTAGTGCCATGAAAGTAAATGTACCTATGCTTACGACTTCTTTCTGTGTAATAAAAATCATCCCCATATTTTTCTTTTATTGTCTCCAAAGTCATGCCATCGCTAATTGTTTTACTATGTTTGTGTTCCATACCTCGTATAGTCCAATCAGTTCTAATTGCTGATAAGCCTGTATAAATAAAGTTAGTTGCTTGGTATACATACCCTACATGGCCTTTGTTTGTGTCAGCATAAGAAACAACAATAGTGGGTTTGGGTAACAGCTTTATCGAATTAGCCACTAAAAAACTAGCTTGGTTTTTATCATTGTTTAACAAACAAACCCTATTTAACTCAAGAACCTTTGCTGAATGGTCTTTGCCACATATACCCATGCACAAGGATGGACTAGCTGGTATTCCATAGGTTACAACTCCTATAAGTTCATCGCTTTCATATAAACCAAAGGCAAACATAATTTGAGGTATACGCTTGGCATAATGTTTTTTAAGTAGCCATTCATAAGATTCTTCGTTTTTTATAGGTAAGACTTTCATTGTGTAAATGTCTTTGTTTTTAACATACTAAGCATCGTTTTAAACTGGTCTGTGACTTCTGACTTAGCAAATACTTTCTCTGTATCTACTTTTAATCTTGAGTTCAACTCACCTAAAATGTTCTTTGAAATCTTGTAATTTGTCGCATCCCATAAGTGTTCTAGTTCTAAACCCTTTAAACCAGTCTTTAAAGTTAAGTTTGCTTTATCGTCAAATGAACCCTCAAAGAACAATTCAGGTCTAAGTGACATATCCAAGAAGTTCACCAAGTCCTTGTTTTTATCAATCTGTAAAGTAATGTAGTCATTCTTATTGGGCTTTGATCCATAATGAAATCTACAGTAAAACGCACCTGTTCCATCTGTTCCTAGTCCCATTGATGCTTGTAGCTTACATCCGTATGCGTTACAGAAATAAGTCTTTTTCTCTTGCAAAACTGGTTTATCAAGTTTAATTCTCATATTTTCTCTCTATTATTTTGGTGAAGTTTGTTGGTTTAATCATCCACTCTAAGTCTGCTAGGAAAGGCTTTCTGTCTTTAGATACGACTTTACCTGTCAGAAACTTAGAACCTTTAACAAATACAAAGAAATCGTTTCTAAACCAATCTAATCCATCTTCAGTATCTTTACATTCAAACTCTATGAACATTTGTCTCCATCGTTGTTTTAGATAACCCTCTCTAGTTTTATTCCAACTAACAACTCTTGGTAACTCAGGTAATACTTCATGATAAATATTAATAATCTGAGCATGAGGACATGGAGGAATCTTAGATTCCACCAATATAGTCTTTGACTTATCTTCTCTTATCTCCTCTTCTCTTATCTCCTCTTCTCTATCTAACGATTCGAATAATGGTTCAGCGTTACTTATAGCGTTACATTCATCGTTACTTATCTTATTCTTACGATGCTTTGATACTCTTTTAGCTGTTAAAGCCCTATCTTTAGCAGTTTGACTGTTATGTCGGTCATAGTTAGGTAGATATAAATTTGTGTCATCTTTTTCCATCCAACCTGCTTTTAACATAGCATTACAGAACCCTTTGATACCACAGTAACGATCTAGTAACGATTCTGTAACGCTTGGTGTAACACCATTAATAGTATTTAAATCAAACCATGACCAAACACGACAACACTTTCCGACAACTGAATCAGGGTCAATATTCAATTCTTCAGCTATTTTAAATATTTCTAGCTTGTCAAAAATATGAGTTTCAAGTTTTATCCAAGACATATCTCACTCCTTGTTAAATACATCTGGTCTAAGCATTTCCCTAGTAACTCGGTTTTCTGATAGCCTCTCAATTTCCTTAATATACTTAAACGGAATATGAGTTTGACCCCATAGCACAACAGTATTGGGTCTTAGTTCTAAAGCCTCAGCCAAGTTCCTTAGTGAGCCAAATTCAATCTTTAATAAATCCATTGGGTTCATAATTATTTCCTTTCTTTCGTAGAATATACTATACTTAATGAATGTTTGCATATGTTATTTGTATTAGGGAAATCACCTATAAAAATATGTGAAAATATTTTAAAAAAGTGTTGATTTATGAGAATAAATGGAATAATATCTAGTCATGCAGTAAATTAAACAATGAAACGAAAGGGAAATGAGATGAGAGAATTTATAGAGGCACTAGTAGGATTTGCAGTTATGTTTGGCCCTGCACTAACAATTTGGTTATTACAAGGAGTTAAATAATGACTACCTTATGGATTGACCCACTATCTGACGATGGACAAGAACTAATTGATGATCGTATCAACCAACTTATCAAGACTACTTACAATCCAGCAGCAATGATTATGGAAGCTGTTTATGAATTTACAATGGCTGACCATGATAAAACTGTTGAATTTGTAAACGAAAACGATATGCTTGGTCTCGGTAATTTTATGTATTTAAAAGCCTATGACTTTGCCTATGCATTAGCTACAAAACAAGCAGAATATGAATTTCACAATGGAGATTTAAACGATGAGTAAATACTTAGAATTACGCAAGATTAACATTAATGAACATACAGAAAAAAAAGGTAAATTTACCTATCTTTCGTGGGCATGGGCAGTAGATCAGCTATTACAACTAGACCCATTAGCTACTTGGACTTATGATCAACCAATGGCTTTTGGTGATACTTTGATGGTGTTTTGCACAGTTGAGGCATTTGGTAAGAAGATGACTGCACAGTTACCAGTTATGAATAATCAGAATAAAGCTATGTCTAATCCTGATAGTTTCTCAGTAAATACAGCAATGCAACGATGTCTGGCTAAAGCAATAGCGTTACATGGTTTAGGTTTATATATCTACGCTGGAGAGGATATACCAAGTGATGCGATTGATGAAGAAACACCTGATTTAACTGATTTATGTACTAACTGGTGTGACATGATTAATGAGTGCTTAGATATGGATACGCTTAAAGCTGCTTATGGTCAAGCCTATAAAGAACTATCAAAGGATAAATTAGCAATAGATCGTATTAGTAAAGCCAAAGACAAGCGTAAACAGGAGTTGCTATGACAATAAGTGAGCAAATAGAGTCTTTATTATCCAAGCAAAAAGAAATAGACTATATCTTGGCTACAGAAACAATTAAAGAGTACCTAGTTACATGGCCACAAAATGTCGATTCTAAGTTATGGAATCATCGTCTTGAATCTTTATTAAGGAAAATAGATGAAAAGTTTGAAAGAACACAGAAGTGATAACCACTTTACGCAAGAAGAAGTCGCTTATATCTTGCAAATACCAAGGTTCAAGGTAGAACAAATAGAAAGAATGGCACTAAGAAAACTAGCTTTTATTATTAAACGCAAGTATAAAAAGGAGGATGTGTTATGAGTCGAGAGTTTTTTTGGTCAATAGTAATAGGTATTTTACTGTGTGGATTTGTCATTTATTTGACTGAATTAGGTAGAAAATCAGAGGTAAATTGTGCAATGTTAATGGGTGGTTGGCATCCTGATTTACCTAAGAAATATGCTGAAATGTGTATTGCTGCTAAACAAGAGAGGAACGATAGATGAAACCAGTAGCTTATATCTCAGATGGTGGGGTAATTTTTAAAGAATTCCCTCCTGATTCAATACTTAAATTAAGTCCGTTGTATACATCTGCTGAAATACAAGAGTTACATAACTTAGTTAAAGAACTACAAGTTGAAATAGAAAAATTACAGAAAGCAATTGAGAAATGAACCAAAATATTTTTTGTAGCAAATGCCACAGAATACCTAGTCAATGTTGTTGTGCAAGAGCAATATTAAAGAAAGCGAGTGAGAAATGACTGAATCATTAATATATAGAGAAGTAGAACAAGGAACAGATGCCTGGTTAGAGATTCGTAGAGGCAAAGTGACAGCTAGTCGTGTAGCAGATGTTCTAGCTAAAACTAAAACTGGGGTATCAGCATCACGAGGCAATTATTTAATAGAGTTGGCCTTACAAAGGGTAACAGGGGTTATAGAGCCTTCTTTTATGAACGATGCAATGCAACATGGCAAGGACAACGAACAGACTGCTAGAACAGCGTTTGAAGTTGCTCATAATGTGTTTGTAGATCAAGTTGCGTTTGTCGATCATCCTACGATTAAAGACTTTGGATGTAGTCCTGATGGTGTTATTGGTGATTCTTTACTGGAATTGAAGTGTCCGTATCAATCAGCAGTACATTGGTCATATTTCAAGGATGGATGCCCATCTAAATACTATACCCAAATACAAGCACAAATGAGTTGTACAGGTGCTAAGTCGGTCTGGTTCGTATCATTTGACCCAAGGATGCCAACTCGATCACAGTTGTACATTGAAGAAGTTTTGCGAGATGCAGATTTTATTGAGAAGTTAGAAAGTGAAGTAAAGCAGTTCTTGAATGAAGTGGAAGTTGAATCTAATCTAATGAGGGGTGAATAAATTGGGAATCAAATGGTATATAAAAGCAGCAGTATCCGAGTATCAAGATAAAGAGGGTAAAGCAAAGAAGAAATATCAATCAATAGGAATCATTTTAGAGACTAAGAATG